TAATTTGTTTTTCCATTTTGTTTTTTATTTTATTTTAGTTTGTATTCATTATGTGCTTGAAGTAGTTTTGTTCTGCCTGTTCTTTACGAACAAACAACCCCATTTCTTTTATTTGTTGTTCTTTCAACCCAATTTCAATAAAATCACCTGCGTATGATTGTATAACAAACTTATAGGTATTCATTTCTTCATCGTACTCACTTTCGTATATTCTTTCTACCATAGCGAATAATACACCTTGTTCGTTGATATACCCGTTCATTTGTGGTTTATATTCTGTTTTTACTTCCTGTTGTTTTTGTGCCGCTTCCCTTTCTAGGGTTGATTTGTTTTTAGCACCTTTCGTTCTAGCCATATTTTATTTTTTTTATTTTGCTGCTGATAATGCCTCTTCGTAGGCGGCGTTTTGTTCTAACCAATTTTGGTATTCTTCGTCAGTCATAAGGTCAAACTCTTCTGCTGATAGGTAATCGTAGTTCATACTAAAAATTATTATAGGTGTTGTTTAGTTGTTCTATTTCAAGGTAGGTCATACCATTATGGGCTATTCTATTGTCCCATTCGTATTGTTGTAACGTTTCAATACTATTACTTTTGGAACTAATACCTAATATAGTTTCAACGTTCCACTCAATCATTTCATTTGTGTTTCCACTTACCATTAAAGTTTTCATTTGTTTTTTTTTTATAATATTCTTTTTATGTTTTCAACCAATTTAACGTCCAACCCTAACGAACTACCTTTACCCATTTCTATTGTGTAAATAACCCATCTAATAGTTTTTACACTATAACTTAAACCTTCGTTTTTAAGGTAAGTTCTAATTTGTTTTTCTAATATAGTCATATTCCATTTGTTTTATTATTATAAATATACACAAGTTCCACAAAAAAACAAGGCCTACAACAAATATTTTTTTAATTCTTCTAAAATATTATGTTCTACCTTAAAATGTTCTATGTATTCGTTTCTTGGTATCCCATAACCCTTTGATTTAATTTTCGGGCTAGTAAGTATTGGAAAGTTGTTTTGGGAAATTAGTGTTTTTAATTCACTAACAGGTATAGTCCATAGTTCATCTAAATAAGTGAAGTAATACGAATAGTAATGCGCTTTCGTATTGGAAATACCAGACAACTTACCCGAACACTCGTACTCTATAAAAATATTACCACTATCCTTTTTAAGTATTAAACCATTTGATAACACCCTATCTGGTGTTACCCACCAATCACCCTTACACTCATAGGTAATTACCTTTTCGCCGTCCCAAAATACTTCATCTTCATCTTGTAGTTTATCAGGTTCAGTTGAAGAAGAAATATGTAAAAAGCCACTCCTTCTTATAATGTGGTTTCTAATTACGAATTGAACCCAATGCCCGTCTTCCAAATCTTTACGAAAATCAAAATGTGCCATAACTTATAATTTATTATAAATATACACAAGTTCTACAAAAAATAAAGGGGTAAAAAAAACAGGTTGTAGAAGGTGCTACAACCTGCGTTGGATATTTGTGTGGTAGGGCAAATAACTTAAATGGAAGTAAATAAAATAAACCCCTACCTTACTTAAATATAAAAATAATTTTATTTTACCACTTGTAAATAAAAAAATTATGAATTAGTATCGGTAATTGGGCCGCCAACTACCCACGCACTACACGTTCTTTCTGCGGCGCACTTGAAATCAAATGCTTCACAATAACCTAACCCACCGGCTTTAATTGTATCCCACTCATTAGTATCATTTATACCTTGGGCTATACAATCTAACATTTCTTTCGTTTGTATGAAGAAAGAACAATTACCGCACAACGCTTTTTTAGCAGCACTAACATCACCACCGAAGGTTGCGGCTTTCTTTTTCCAATACCCTTCGTTTGGTTCGTTCGGGTTTAATGGGCCGTAGTCAGCCTTATCAATTGCTTCTTGTCTATTTTTAAGGTTCGTTTCTACATCTTGTGTAGCATCAGGGCATTCAGCAAACGCAACAGGTTCAACCAATAATTCATCACCCATAACAACGGGGCCTGGTTGGGCTACAACCTTACTGGCACATCTTGAATAGGCTTCTTTATAGTCAAAACCCTTTGATTTTTCTTCGGCTATACATAACCCTAACGCACTATCTTCGGGGACACCAGCGAAGTCTAACCTGTTCCAATACTTATAATACTCGTTGAAACAATTAAGGCAAAACCCTAATCTTTCCTTTAAGTTACTATATTGTTCCCTCATTTTAGGGTGGCTAGAACAACGGGACAAATACTTACCCCTGTTCTCTGTTTTTTTTGGTTGTAAAATAAATATGTTTCCTTTTTTACCCATTTCTTCTTTCTTTCTGTAACTATTATAACATATCGCAGCGGCTTGTGTTTGGTCGTACTCACCGATAATTTTACTAATACAACGGCTTACAAATTGGCTTTCGTCTTCCCCTTCGTTTGGTTTCGGTATTGGCATTATAAAATATTTTTTAACCTTTTATTTTCTTCGTGTAATTCGTCTATTTTTTTCTCTAAGCCCTGAACCTTTATATTAAGGCTTTCAATTTCACCCTTCAAATCACGAATTATTTGGGCGTATAGATTTACACTTAATTCAAGGTTTTTTAACACAACTGAATCAGTTTCGGCTTTCTGTTTTCCCCTACCTACAAACCAAGCCATAGTTGCGGTTAAAATGTTTGAGACAAATAGTATTATTTCGTTATTCATATTAAATTATTTTACCACCCACAACAAGCCAGCGTAGGGTCACTATAATAAGGTAACCCCCAATTTCTAGCCATATAACTTGGGCTGTTAGTCCAATTACCATTAGTCAAATGGACACCTGAAAAGTATTGTTTTCCAAGGTGAGGAAATAGACCTTCGTTTGATGTATAGTTGAAACATAAAGGGTATAGGTTGGAATTAAATATAATTTCATCTATCATACGCTGCTCAAAAAACTGCGACCTATCATCACCCCTTTTTTGTAAGTAATTCATTTCACTTATGGTTATGGTGTTTTCAGCACCCGTAACGATACCATTATTCTTAATTCTCATAAAAATACTAGGGAGAGCCTCTGCGTAAGCAGCCCAGATGAGCATAGGTTGAACGAAGTAAGTTAAAAAGTTATTATCAGTAGTATTGGCAGAAATTGTCCCACCTGAAACTTGGTATAATAAACTCTTATAGTATTTTGCTCCGATGATGTACTCTAATTTCGTTTGTTGAACGACTTGAATAAACGGAAGGAGCACGGATGTCGTAACGTTAGGGTCGATATCCGTAAAGTTTTTAAGTTTGTTCTCACTGATTAGCAAGACGTTTTGAGGAACTATACCAGGACTACTCATTTGTTTCAGTTATATTTTCATTTTTATCAACACCAACTACTTCATCTTTATTGATGTCTATGGTTTCAACAGGTTTTTCATCAGGAATACTAACCATTACAAATTGTTTGATTTCAATTTCGGCTTCCTTACCATCTCTTAATAATAATAGTTTCTCAAAAACTTTTTTGATTTCAGTTTGGATAGGTTTTATGACTAAATGCTGAAAATGGTCTTGTGCTTCAAGGTGATTTGGTGCCCCTAAACCACCAGGGGTAATAATACCCAATAATTCAGGGCTACTGATTTGGTGACCTGTTAAGATGGCTTGTTGAACTGCGGCACCCATTTCAATCCACATCTTATCACTTGAATTGGAAGTAATTTGTGTAACCTCTGGTGCTTGTTCTTTGCTTTCGGCAAACGTCAAAAAGAGTTTTCCCGGACTATTACTTCCACCATACTTGGCAGTCATTGCTCTATAGGTTTCTTCTCTTTCCTCAGGCCCAGGGATACCATTATTCAGGGAAACAAAAAGAGAAGGTTGTAGGTTGTTACAAATATTATTGAACCACCAATTATAAATCTCCACTTCCGTAGATATCGCAGTCGCAGACCCCCAATACCCCGGAGTTGCGTAGTAGTTATTGCCGCAACTATGGGTGGTATAGTAAAACACCTGTGATTGTTCTTCCATATTGGAAGGGTTGAAGGCAGCAATTTTTCTTGGAACAAACTTTTTAACGTAAGCCCAATCGGCAGAATAGTAGTAGTTATTTACCCTATCGTATAAGTCACTTTTTTCGGCTCTAATTTTGGAAGCATCCATATAATACATCTCAAATCCCATATTCCTATCTTTTCTCCAAACAATATTCAAGGCGAATGCCCCATATAAAATGAAATCCAACGCACATTTACTCCATAAATCATACATAGGGTCACCCAAACCATTAGCCATAACTAACCTGTTGTTTTCACCACTAACTAATGTAATTTCTTCCCCACGAGTTCCATACCACTTTGATTGAATAGAAGCCCTGTGTGTCGGTGATGAATTGTATAAACGTATAAGTTCTTGTGGTGCCAAGTTTCCAATACCATAATAGACCCAAGGGGTTCTAGTGTTTATTATAAGGTTTTCTTCAATAAGAGGGACACTAGCAACCGCAAAGTCAAAAACTTTTAATATTTCGGTATTTTTGTTTTCTTGTTCCATATCTATAAATATATTTTTTTTAGTAAAACTAACTTTTTATTCACTTGTCGTAAAGATAAAGTTGGAGTTGTCTTCATTTGAGGAAATGTAAATATCGTATTGGCTATCCATAGTAGAAGCACTTAAAGCGAAT